CACGCCATCGTAAAAATGACAGAGCTGGCCGTCGTTATATTCCGCCACGACGTAGAGCTTGCCGCTGAACGTGCGAACGTCCAGCACACGGGTCATCGTAGAACTGCCACCAACGGATTGCAGCCGCTGGTACAGAACACCAAGCGGCATCAGCGCGGCGAGATCCGCAGACCCAAAGACGTAGAGCTGCTGACGATTACGCGCCAACCCGTGGGTGCCGCTGGGAAGTGAATATTTAAGCGCGAATTTCTTGGCGCGCTCGATGTCGCCACCCCGCGAAATATGCGCGTTTTTGAGTGTGTAAAGCGTTCCAGAGACGCCCGCTATGCGCGGACGCCTGCGATCCATCCCGTATTTGAAATCGGCAATGGCGACGTATGCCACATTCGCTACCCGTTGACTTGAACAGTGATCTTGGGAGGTGGCTTGTTCATGCCGCCGTCTGTCAGCGTGTAGGTCCGTGATCCCGATTTCACACGGCCGCGCAGCCGCACATACATCGCCTGGGCGCTACGTTGTTTGGACTCTGCGTCTGCGCTGCCCTGAGCGGTGAGCATTTCGGCAGCGGCAAACGCCACCACCAGGTTGTCATCGAGCAGGCACACGTCGATATCGTTGACGAGGCGATTGAACTTTCGCCAGCCGATGATCTGCACATACATCTTGGTGCCGTCTGGAATCGGCCAGACCTCGTATTGCACCGTGTTGTTGACGAGGCGCAGATCCCAGCGTTGCACAGGCGAAGACCGCTCGCCGTCTTCCGTGTCATAGAGCGAGTATTCATCGAACCCGATGCCGCGCTCCAGCGGACACGCAGCGGCGTTATGCCAAAGCGCGACGTGCTCGATCCGCTCCGGGTCGATGTCGTGGAGATCATAGAGAAACTCCCCGGCCAGCATTTCGTCGGACGGGAAAACCTCTCGCAAGATCGGCCAATCGTAGTCCGTGTAGAGGAACTCGTAAGTGCGGTTGAGCACGCGTTTCAGCGAATCAATGTCAGACGAACTCACCGCAGGATCGGTGGACCGGCGCAGCTCGTCCCGCAGCATGTTGATCATCGTCAGAAACTGCGAACCGCGCATCGAAGCCTCCTAGTGGTCAACGTCATCCAGGACGGAGGCCCTGGCCTTTCGCGGCTTGTCCGGAACGCTGGTGATCGGGCCAGACGCCTCCGGCTCCAGCTCGATGAGTTTTTCTTCCTCGCGCATCAGCGGCGCGTCTTGTGCGTCGGGCGCTACGGGTTCTTCGTATTCAGTGGGAAGTGGATTTCCCACGCCGTACATCGCGTTCAGAATCGCGATACCATTGGCCCCTGGCGATGGCGAATTGTAGCGCGTACCGATGCGGGCGCGCTCTTGCGCATCGGTACGCTCCACCCCCTTACCCGTCTTTTTGACATTGGTAATCGGGTTGGTGCCGCTTTCGTTTTGGCCGTGAATGCGCTGGAGAACGTAGATCTCGACTGCGCTGATCCCCGGCACAAAGACCGAGTTATCGCGCGAGCCGCCAAGCAAGACCGTGACATCGTAGAGGGGCCGAATAGGCATTTAGCGTTCCTTTTCAATAATCGAAGGCGGTGGAGGCGGATAAGGCGGCAACGGCTCTATCTGACTCTCACCGGACGGCGGGAAAGTGAAACCCGCCCCCTCCCACCAGGGCGCTTATCAACGCGATCAGTGCAAGAAGCAGCACGATGACCCAGACACCCTGCTTGATCTTTTCCGGGATCGGCATGACGAACAGCTCGATCACATAGATCACGAGGTAGATGACCCCGCATAGGATGATCAAGCCAATGAGGAACCAGAGCACGTTGATCGCTATCGCAGACATGGCGGCCTCCTGGTTAAAAGACGGGGACTTGCGTCCCCGCCTCCTTCACTCACGCGAAATATTGATTGATGCCTCTATCGTCGGGGGCGTTGGAGACAGCAACCAGTGAGTAAGCTGTAAGACCATCGGGCGGGGTCAGCGGCGCATAGGTGCCGCGCACGTCGCCAGACGTACCTGTTGATGCCGTCGTGATGCCAAGTGTGGTGGTGCCGGTTGGCGCAGCAACCACACCGTTTTTCACTTCGTAGATGATCTGCGAAGCGTGCGAGATCCGGCACGGCATACCGAGTTGAAGACCGTGACCGATGGTCAGCGCGGTGATCGCGTTCTGAAAACGGATTTCGGTGATCGACGCGAACGCCTTCTTGCCGGTGTGTGCCACGCCAGACGCCGACAGCTCCGACACGGGTTGGCCGTCCACGTCGAAGCCCCGGATTGTTGCGACTGCCGTGCCGGTCCACGCCGCCACGATGTTGCGAGGAACGTCGAGGTTAGCCCCCCGCGCACCGTTGAGCAGCGCCGCCGCGCCAGCCGCCACCGCCTGCGACAACGCAATCGAGTTGGCCGCCGCCGCCAGAGGCGCACCGAAGTAGATCCCAACAATCGGTGCTCTGACGATCTGTCTGTTAAGAGGCACGTCGTCGTCAACGTCCGCGCCGAGAATATCCAGACCCAGGCGAACGCTTTCACCAATAGGCAACGTCGTCTGGCCGTTCCAGGTCACGGTGATGTTCGATGCGCCGAACGCCAGCGTGAAATCCTTGGGCGAGGAGTATTCCGACCCCATCGCATACATTTTGTGGTTGACCGCGTTGGCGAACAACGCGCCCGCCATCCCAGCGGGATATGGCGCGTTGAACGTGCCCGCCAACGGCACCGCTGCCGTCAAGACGGTTGAGGTTGAAGCCGAAGACATGGGTTTACCCTTTCATTTTGGGCGAAGCGGGGTGCCGCTCGACCGGAGGGGCCAATCGAGCGGCGACGGCGCTCACGCGATGGAGTAAACGCCGTGGCAGTTGCGTTGATCGGTGACCAAGCCACCGACCCAGGTCTTGGCACGATAAAAGACGTACTTGTCGTAGGGACGCGACGGCGAATGATCGCGCATTGATTCGCCTTCGACGGCCATCGGGAAGATGTGTTTGGTGTCGAGAACGTAGAGGTACTTGCTCTTGCCCTGGTCATCGAGCGTCGGGTCGTACTTGATCGGCTTGCCCTTGAACGCGATGTCCGCGATGGACGCGTCGATCATGCCGCCTTTGGCCCAACCTTCCAGCGTGTAGTTGCCCTTGGCGCGAAGCTCCTTCTCGAAGAACTCCATGAAGTCAGAACCGGCCAGGAGAAGGTTCGGGTTGCCGCCATATTTACGAAGCTGGCGGAACTCCTTCTGGAGCACCGTGACCACGCCTTGCAGCGTCGCGTCCGCAGACGGGATCGCCAGAGACGCGCGGTTGCGCCACCAAGTGTTGGCCACCGGGTCGATACCACCAACAGTGGCCGCTGCCGCCGGATTGTCCACGACAAAAGACTGAATGCCGGGAACGAGTTTGGTGTCGGGCAGGCCGTCGTCCCAGAACATCGTGTTCATGCCCCGGTCGGTGCCTTCCTGCATGTCCTCCAGCTTGTCTTCCAGGAGGTTCGCCAGCCGGACTTCTTCCGAGTGCGTCGCGGTCGTCGAGCCGTCGTCAGTGTCAACGACACTGATGCCGTTCTTGATCAGCTCGTGCATCGAAAACTGAATGCCGGAGTGGATCAGCTTGTACGGGAATTTCGCGGTCTTGATGTTCTGCGGATCGCTGTAGGTGACCGGGTCATCATGCACGAAGCCCATGATGGTGGTCGTGTAGACGCCCTTGACGCGGACAGTGATGAACTCCAGACCGCCGGGAAACGACTTCTCCTTGGCCATGAGGGCTTCGAGAAGAGGTTTGTCGGTGATGGTGCTCGACGTGATCTTGCCACGGCGAAAGTGATAGTCGATTGCCGCGTTGGCGGCGTTTTCAAGTTGAGCTGCGGTAAACGGCATGGGACTGCGTCCTTCTCAGACAGCCCCGCTACGTCGAACTCCTGATGCCCATCCGGATCGCTTCCAGCATGGATTTCGGTTCTGCTACGCTGCGGGGGGAAGACGCGCTGCCATTCAAGCCTCGCACCGGAGCTGGTCGTGGCATCAAAGCCTTCAGGTCCGTCGTCACGCGGTCGTAAATGCGATTGAACATTTCGACTGCTTGCTGTTGGGACGCTGGGGGGCCGTTCTGCAAAACTTCCAGCTTGGCTAGTTCGTGAACGCGAGCGGACTTCCGGCTCCAATCGAGATCACTTCCCGCCTTCTGCCGTTCCCATTCGTCGGCGGTGTTCACCAACGATGTCATATGACTTCGGAATCTGGCCTGGGTGTCGGCCTGCGCTCGCTCTTGCGCGGAGTGTTGCTCCCGCGCTCGTGCGTGCGCCGCTTCGCTTCGGGCCATAGCCAGCTCGCGAGCGTGCTGTTCGGTGAGGTAGCCGTTCCGAACCTGATCGGTCAGGTCGTCGGGCAGCTCAACGCCAGCCTGCTTTTGAAGCTCCTGGACTATCGGAACCAGTTTCCGCAACGCTTCGTGCGGATTGCCTGATTTCATCGTGGTCGCGATGTCGAAAACCGTGTCGATTTCCTCGGGCTTCAGCTTGGTGGCCCGAATGTAGTCCACGACCTTGTGGTACTCGTTGACCTGGGTCTGCAAAGACTCGTTCTGCTGACTCAGCTCACCAACACGGGATGTCAGACGCTCGAAACTCTTTTTAGTCCGGCCTTTGAGCTGCGAGCGTTCAGCTTCGCTCAGCTCATCGGATGCTGTCTGTTCCTTGGTCTTTAAGGGATCGACTTTGGATGGGTCGGGATCTTGTGGTGAGGCTGGCGATTCCTCGTCCGCGTCTTTTGGCTGCAAAGCGGAATGAACCGCCTCCACCATCGACTTCGGTTCGCCGGTATCCTTGGTTTCCGCTGGCGACGACTCAGCAGGCGTAGTCGTTACGTCGGGTGCTGCGGTCTGGGCAGAGCCATCGACCGGACTTGTAGTTATTGATTCGGGTGACGAATCCGAATCTGCCATTTACGTCTCCCTATGCCCGATGCTGTTAGCGTGTCGGGCGAATAAGCTCACACTTCTCACAGACGCAGACGCGAACGTCAAGGATTCGGTCTTTTTGCGTCTTATTGCATTAAGCCACCACCGCCAGCGGGGTACGCCGGTTGAGGACCAGGTTGCTGTGGTCCTGGCTTGGCGGTGTTATCTGATCCCTTCGCGCCCTGCGCGCCGGGGTCTTTCTCGCCGCCCTGTCCTTGGCCACCGGCTTGCGGCGGGCCGATTTGCGGCTGGTTTTGCGCCGCAATCGACGGCATTCCGGCCTTGTAGAGATCCTCGATGCTGATATCGAGCAGATCCGCGTACTTCTTCGCGAGGGGCTTGGGCGAAACGCCAGGGATTTGAAGCACATACGGCGCGGCGCGCTCCAGATTCGCAAGTTCCGCCGCTTTATTCGGTCTGCCAGACGAGCCAGCCTCGATTTCCAGCTCCAGGTCTTTTGCGATCATTTCGCGGGTCGGGCGGGTGTCGGGCCAGACCGCGCCGGGGCCAGCGATCTCGACAACAGTCTCTTTTTCCAGTTCGAGCATCATCAGGTGCCCGACGCTCTTGGCGAGTTCACCTAAGAAATCGTCGAGTTCATCGACGTTGTCGGCCTGCGACGCGCTTCGCGCGCTTTCCGCGATGGAGTTCTCGGTGGCGGTGCCGCCTGTGGGAGTGCCCATCGCCGCCTCGGAAGACCCAACAGACCGGAGGATGTCTTTGTGATGCTCCTCGACCTGATACTGGTTCGGGTCGATGCCGGTGTGATCGAACTTCTGGATCTTCTTGGCGATGTCTTCACCGGGCTGGAGGTTGGCGATCTCCAGGATGGCGTGGGCTTCGGCCTGCGCGATTTTGCGCTTGTCCTCGTCTTCCAGCGACCCCATGCCCACGAGGTACTTCGGCCGGTTCGCATTGCGATGCTCGCGAAGACCTTGGCGGGCGCGGTTCACGTCTTTTTGCGGATGCCGCATCAGCCAAACGTCTGAGGGCGGGAATTTTTCTTCTTCCGATTCCACTTCGTTGAAAACCAGCGGAAACAGGTTCCAAAAACGCTCCAGCTTGACGGACGGCTCTTGTGGCTCCGATACAAAGTCCGGATAGCCTTCCGCGATGACGAGCTGCTGGCGATTTCGCTCGTCGAAGATCTCGTAGATGCAAACCTCGCACGACTTATCGTCTTTTCTCTTTTGCGGCTTGCCATCGTCGCCCACCCGGTAACGCTTGGTGTAGTGCTCGCCAATACGGACGCCGTACACTTCAAAGACACGCTTTGGCGTGAGCAGATATTCACGCGCGTACCAGCCGCACCCCTCCAGGGTCTTAACGTGGGTCACGTCGGGATCGAGAATGATGTCGCGCACCTTGGGCCAGGAGAAGATCGGCCCTTCCCGGATCACGATCATTTCCTGATTCTGTAGGTCTTTCAGGTTCAGCTTTAGCTGCTCCAGCTCGCCCTTTGCGCTGTAGCCACTGTCATACGCGCTGTTGGCACCGTCGCCGTCGTTGACTTTGTCGAGGGTGCTTTCGATGTTTTTGATCTTCGATGTTATATCGCTGATCTTCGCAGACACGTCTGGATTGGGTTCGAGGATACGCTGGTAGCCGAGCTGGCAGTACGCGACACCAGCCACCTTGGCGCGGCGTACCAGCGCCTTCATTTGCGACTTGAAATTGGTCGCCTGTTCCTTGGTGTAGTAATCCCAGAGGATTTCAAGCGTCTTGCCGAGCTTTTCCACTTGCTGCTCGTATTGCGAGACTTGCTTGATCTCCTCCAGCACCGCCATGTCGTTGGGATCGGGGCCAGGGGCCATCATGCCCATCGACACCATCTGCTGCTGCATCATGATCTTCTGAATGATGCCTTCGAGCTGCTCCGTGGTGCCGTCCCACAGCGTGTACATGAGCTTTTTGCGCGGCTTCGCTGCGACCTTGGGGTCCTTCGCGTAGAGCGTCGCCACCGACTGATTGATATGCCGGGGGATCACCGGGACCGTGTATGAGTCCGACTCGATCCACGCCTTGTCCGCGCCAGCAAACGCCAGTTGTTCGCAATCACGCGTGCGCTGGTAGAACTTTTTCCAGAATTTCTTGGCGTCTTTGATCTTGTCTTCCCACTCCTTGATGAGTTCGGCGCGCTGTTCATCGACCTCGGGCATGTCGTCCCAAGATGGTTTCTTGGTTTCGGTTTGCATCCCAAGGGCTTCCGCGCCGGTCATCGCGCCGCCCGTGTCTGCGCCATACACGTCAGTCATCACCAGCCTCGCGTCTTTTTAACGCCGTCGCGGGCGCGAGCCTGCGCGTTCTGCAAGATCCATTGGATCGAGCCGCTCGCAAACTCTGGTTTTTTAGGTTTGCGGACCACCGGGCCGACTTCTTTGCCAAGCCCCATACCGATATGGGAGATCCAATCGACGAAATCGTCATGCGCTCCGGCCGGAAACCGCAAAAGCTGCGCTCTTGCATTGGGCCACCACGGCGCGCGTTTGGGGAAATAAACCTTACGCATTCGCATCCGGCCCTGGATCGACCTCGCACGAAGCGATTTGTCTTTTGACGGGGTGACCGCGTCCACCGACGTGTAGATCCGTTCCTCGTGCATCCGCTTGAACAGGAACGGCCCGAAAGACTTCGATATGAGTTCGCTTTCCATCCACCATAAAAGTGGTTTGTGCAGCTTGAACTTGATCAGCATTTCCTCGACGGTTTGGTCCGTCTCCATGCGTTCCCAGGTCAGATCCGGTAAGACCCAAATATTATCGTCTTCGTCGATGCCCACGCATCCCAGCACCGTGTAGTCGCGGCCCTGGGCGCGCGACACGGCATGGTCTGAAGCGCCGTATTTGCGGAGGTTTCTTGGTAGCTCGCTGACATCGTACTCGACGATATCTTCAGCCCTGAAATACGAGCCATCGTCTGGGGTGGGCTTTCCCATCCGCAGCGATGAAAAACCAACAGGGTCATTATGCTTGGCCTCCGCAAGAAAACTCAGCGGGAATTTCTCTTCCCAGAGTGACGCCATTGGCTTGTCGCCAAACTCGCGCACCACGATGGGATCGGTCTGGACGTGAAGATCCAGCTTCAGCGCCTTCGCCAGGTCCGGGTCTGTCACCACCGCAGGAATATTAAAATATTTCCAGTTGGCTTCGATCCCCGCATAACCCCCGTCCGAGACGGGTCTTTTTCTTGCCGGGTGGTCCGGATCACAAAGTCTTCCGATCAGATCGTCTTCGTGCCAACGGGTATGCACTACCACGATGGGCGTTTTGCCATGACATCTGGTGAAGACCACACGATTGAACCATTTCCATATCTTGTCACGGTAACTCGCGCTGTTGGCGTCTTCGTCGTTACGAATTGGATCGTCAACGAAGAAGAAGTCTGCGGGCTTTCCGGTGCCAGAACCGCCGACACCCACGAACGCCAGCTTGCCCCGCTGTTTCGTGATGAGCAGGTCTTTCGCCGCGCCGCCTTTGTCCAAAACGTAATTTGGGAAGACCTGTTTGTAGCCGCTACTGTTGATGAGCTGCCGCACGTCGTCGCCAAACTCGTTGGCGAAATCCTGATTGTACGCGCCGACCATGATGTGCCGTCGCGGATCTCGACCGCTGATCCAGGCAGGGCCGCCTCTTGTCAGCACTTGGCTTTTTCCGGTCTGAGGGGAGATCGAAACCGCGACGCGCTTCAAATCGCCTTTCTCGACTTTCTCCAAGATTTCACAGAGCAGACTTGCCTGGGGGGTGATCGTGTAAAGAGACTTTGTCACGTCGTCCATCGCGTTGGGGTCGGGCATCGTCAAGCGCATGAACTGGATCAGGTGGTTCTTGGAGTCTTTTATCGCCAACAGACGGCGTGCCGCGATCAGCAGCTCGTGCTTACTGGCGTCGTCTTTGGTGTGCGGCTTGTTCACGGGGTTGCCGCCGCCTCCAACTGCTCGACCCGCGCGGAAAGTTCTTTCACGGCGTTGATCAGTGCAAAGACCAGGGGACTGGTGTCGAGCATCCGAAGATCTGTGACTGCCGCGCCGTCGATGTAGCCAGCGATCTGCTTGACGCACTCCGGCATCGCGCCTTCGGTATTCTGTGCAATCAGCCCGACGAACTGCGTCTCGGCAACCGCGTCCGCGTAGTGCGGAGAGTTGGGATACGGGACAGTCGGCGCGTCTTTTGACGCTGACTTGGCCAGCGCGCCAAGCGCGTCGTTCGACGGCGCTTGATTGGTGTCGTTACCCTTGAACGTGTAGCGGATCGGCTGGAGTTGCTTGATCTGAGCCAGACCGCTGCCGTAGTCCCCGACCACGGTCTTGATGCGCTCGTCCGACGAATCCGCCCACGAGCCGCCGCCCGGTTTCGCCGCGTTTACGGCATTCAGGACGAGATAGCCGTCCCCCCGGATGTACAACTGCTGTCCAGACGCTTGATGAATCCCAAGGAAAAAAGAGCCGGTAGAAACACTGTCAAAAGTGCTGTAGCCACGCAGCCCGCCCACGTTGTCTTTATAGGTGAGGGTTGGAGGTTGCGCCCCGACCCCGCTGACGTTGATGGTGCCACCAAAGTTTCCGTTGCTGGAAACACCTAATTCCCCGGTGATACTTAAACCGCCCGCGTTGAAAAGACCGTAAGTGTGGGCAGAGTTCAGGTCTTGGAAATAGACCGCGCCGTTGGTCGCTGGCGCACGGATCGCGATGTTGCTGGAATCATTGTAGATGCCAGCGGACGCAGCACCGCCGAACGTAAGCGTAGCCCCGGCGTTGTTGAGGTTGATCTGGCTGGTCATGAACAGATGACCACCCGTCAACGCGAAATTAGCGCCGTCGTAATAGAGATATTTGTTGGTGAGATTGCCAAACAGAACCGCCCCGGTCGTGGGTGCGCCAGCGCGGATCACATTCAAGTCAGCGCCGGTCACCAAGCCAGCACTGAGCGTTACTTGGCTGGTTGCCCGCGAGATACGAATCGGAGAGGCAAGATTTGTACCGGCATCGTTCCAGCTCGACAGATCGAAATTAGACCCGGCGTTGCTCCCCGACTCTGTCTCGCCATTGCCCAACTGCAACGTCCAACGCGTGATACCGTTGCGTCTGCCGGTGAGCCAGCTACCGCCCGAGGTCTTATCCAACGAAATCTGAGCATCGACTTTGCTGATCCCGAGATCGCCGGACATCGTGTCGCCAGCAACCGCAACACCACGCGCCCACGCCGCAGCCTTGCGGCCATAAAGACCGCCGTCTGTTGGTGCTTCCGAAATCCCGCCACCACCGCTTGCAGACGGAAGCGGCACCCACTTTTCGCCGTCCCACGAATACATATCGTAGACTTGGCCGACAGTCGGGCTACTCGGGAAATTCAAGGCCACGGCTTATGCTCCTGGCGGCTTCGCTGGCAAATCCGGCTTCATGTCGGGCTGTTCCGGCGTCTCTGCTCCACCGGCAGCGGCGTGTGCTTGCAGCATCGACACGAACGAGTCTGAGATCACTTTCATCTGCGCCAGCATCAGCAGAAAATTCGGCGCATTGAATGTCATCGGCATGTTGTGCAGCACGTCGCGCGCGGCCACCACCACGGTCAGCGTCGCCGCCGCAATACCAGCATCAAGTCTTTCGTTGGCGTCGCGCGGTGCTGGCGCTGGCGGCGGCAACGGCGCGGCCGGGTCCGGCGTGTTGCCGTCTGCGAGCCACTTGTCGTACTCCGCGCGATCCCTGTTGGCGGGATCGTTCGGGATGCTCGCCATGTCGCTGGTGCGGATGACTACGTCGGTGTGGGTGAGCTGATAGTCTGCCATTAGAGCCTCGCGTCCAGAGACAACATATTTGGATCACGGATGGCATACGGTGTCCCCAAAGCCAAACCCGTGAAATTGCCAAACCGCACACCGCCGCCGCGCGGCGTGATGCCCAAGGTCGCCACGCTGACAGCGGACTGAACGAAATTCGCAGCCATGCTGGTGAAGGTGAACACGCCGTCTTGAATCATGGTCGGGGTGACGCGCATTTCCCGCCAAGCCAGCGACATATCAATGAAAGCGCCACCGCCCAAGCCGGTGCCCGAAGCGGCGATCTTCTGATAGTACCGCTGACACGTCACCAGCTCCTGGTCGAACGACCGCATGATCAGCGGATACTGCGTCGCGGTCAGTGATTGCATTCCCGGAAGAACAGACACGCCCGTGATCAGCAAGCTGTCGCCAGCTTTGACCAGATTGCTGGTGCCGGTAGCACCGATAAAGCCACCCGCTGTCCACGCTCCGGCGGGAGCCACAACACCGCTTCCGGCCATCGCGGTAAAATGCAGCGTCATTCCTACGGTGTTGGTCTTCGCCCACGTTCCGGTGACATCGCCAGGGATGGTGATCGTT